CTACACGGACGATCCTGCCGCCGCCGCCTACTTCGGCGGGCAGGTGCTACTCCATCACCTTCAAGGCGAGTTCGATGAGCCGCCTCGTTGGCCGACGCCGCCGCACGCACCCGAGGGGTATTTCTGGTGGACGCGCTGGAACGACGGGGAGGTGACAAGATGAACGAACCGGAACTGTGGGTGAGATGCCCGAAGACCATCGTGACGGCCTCATCGTATGGCGGTGCTGGTTTCTGGTGTTCCGAGCATCTGAGCGCCGACGAATACGAAGGCGGCGGTCATCTGGTGCGGGTGCCTGACGGGGCAGTAGAACGCATGGCCCGTGCGGCATGGGTCGCTGCCAGCCCCGAAGGGTTCGAGCCGACCCCGTTGGATGTTCGGTTGATGGCCGCCGTGCTTGCTTCCGTGTTGGGAGGGGAGGGACAATGAGCCTGTACCGGAAGAAGCCTGTCGTGATCGAAGCCCGCCGAATGGAGAAGCCCTTCAAGCCTCTCGCCGCCTGGTGCGGTGGCACGATCATCACCGCTGGCGACGGGACGAGCAGGGTAGTTGGCATGGTCATCCACACCCTTGAGGGCGACCACCTGGCGCACCTGGGCGACTTCATTATCAAGGGAGTGAAGGGCGAGTTCTATCCATGTAAGCCCGACATCTTCGAGCAGACCTACGAACCCGTCGGGGAGGAATGAGATGAGCCTGCGTCACGAACTACGCTACATCGACAAAGCCCACGCCTATTGCACCTGCGGCCTGTGGTATCTTATCCTTGAAGATTGGGCTGTGTGTAATGACAATCAGCGCATGGAGATGATGGAAGCATCCTTCGCCGCGCATCTGGGTATGGCCACGAACATGACGGTGACGGAAAGCGTGGTGGCTGTCGGAGGGGAGGGGGAATGAGCCTGGAACCGCATCAGTTGGTAATCCTGACTGACGGCCGGAACGGGAGGCGGCGGCTACACAAGTGGAAGAAGGGATCGGAGGAGGGGTTGCATGCAGTCTGTGGCCTTCGCTTCAAGATGGGGCACCGAGAGTTGTCCTGGTACTTCCTGCCGTTCGCCTTGGTGAATCCGTCGTTGCCGTTGTGTGAAAGATGCTGGCGAGGGGAGGGACAATGAGCGATGACCCGTGGACGATACTTTACTGGCTGGCGTTCCTGCTACTTATAGTCGCCCTGGTCGTACCCGTGATGTTGGCGGCAGGATGGCTATGAGCCTGCGGTCCCGTCTGCGTTGTGAGGCGCATGAACTGTCCGGCGGCTAGCCCAGCGATTTCCCCCCCAACCTCCTCCCGATCCTCTACCATTCTCCTTGCCCTTGCGAGCACCACGAAGGAGGACACATGCCTCTCATCCGACCGGATGAGCCCGCACCCCTGCCCGGCCCCCGCTGTTCTCTCGCCCCCATCTACGCGGCCCTGCCTGCCGACGAGCGGGAGGAGCTACGGGCCTACCTGACCGACCCAACCACCTTCGCCGCCGCCCGAACCAGCCTCATCGTCGCTGCCCTGGCCGAACGGGGCTTCCGCATCGCAGCCTGCACCATCAACCGTCACCGGAGAGGGGAGTGCGCCACATGCCGCTCATCGAACCAGACGACCCGGTAAGGCAAGCCGACCTCGCCACCATCCGCGAACTCCGCTCCGACCTGAACGCCGCCAACCGCGAACTAGCGCACGAGCGCGAGCAGAAGGTCCGCATCGAAACCGCCATCCAGCACGCCGCCCGTGCCGCCTTCTCTGCCTGGGATCCGCCGGCCATCCGCGACCCCCAGCCCGACCCCCGCAAGCACGGGGAGGAGGTGGCGGTCGTTGCCTGTTCCGACTGGCACTACGGGGCCAAGACCCCCGACTTCAACCGGGATGTGTGTGAGCGGCGAGTCAACCAGTACATCGACAAGGTGCTGTCCCTCACCGCTATCCAGCGGGCCGACCATCCGGTACGCACCTTCCGCATGTGGTGCCTGGGCGACATGGGGACCGGGGAGGATGTGTATCTGGGGCAGGAACACGAGATCGACGCCCCGGCCATCGAGCAGGCCTTTGGGGCGGCCAGGCTGATCTCAGATGCGGCCATGCGCCTGCTCGGGGAGGGCGGGTTCGACAGCGGGGAGGTGGTGTGTCTCCCCGGCAACCATTCCCTCGGGTCAACCAAACGCTCCCCCTACCACCCGGACACCAACCTAGACCGCTTCGCCTACATCGCTGCCCGTGAGCGCACCCGCACCGACCGGATCACCTGGAACATCGCGCGGGCGGAAGGTGGCGACTCGGGGCGGATCCTCGTGGACCGCATCGGCGCCTACTCGTGCCTCCTCACCCACGGCGACCTGTTCAGGGGTGCCGGCGGCATGGCTCAGATCCCGTTCTACGCGATGACCGTCAAGCCGCTGCGCTGGCGGGATATGTCCCTCGCCGGGCAGATGCCGGGGTTCAAGGATCTCGCCTGCGGGCATTGGCACAAGACCTTGAAGTACCCGATCGGCTCCATGTTCCTCCGCATCTGCGGGACGCTGCAAACCTACGACCCGTTCTCCCGTGAGCAGATCGCCGCGGCCACCCTGCCGCAGCAGACCCTCATGTTCGTTCACCCCGAGGCGGGGCGGGTGACGGCCGAGTACACGGTGAACCTCGCGTGACGATTGGTGAGGTTTACACGCTGAGTGTGTAAGTTCACAGAGATAACCATGTCCCCCAAGCCGCCCCGCAAGCCACCTCGCGACCCCCTGCCCGCCGACGCCGATGTGCCGGTCACCCTGGACGACGCCATCGACCGGGCGGGGGAGACGCTGGACGGGATGACCACCCCGACGATGGACGCCGACGACTTGGATCCGGCGAAGGCCCTGGTCGCCGCCCGTCAGGCCGATGAGATCCTGGTCCTCCCCGAAGGCTACATCGAGCCGTGGACCCGGCGCCCCGACGAGAACGACCACGCGTGGGAGATGTTCAGGTGGTACCGGGACCAAGGGCCGGGCCGGCGCATCCCCGAGGTGGCACGGCACTTCAAGACCGGGCTCGCCAACCTGCACCAGCACTACACGGCCAAGCACGAGTGGCAGTCCCGGGCACTCGCCTGGGACCAGCACATGGACCGGCTGTACCGGATCAACTTGCAGGAGCAGGTGAAGGAGATGTCTGCCCGCCACGCCGACCAGATCGTGTCCACGCTGGAGGTGCTGGCCCTGCCGTTCAACGAGGTACGGAGGCGGGTGGCTGCCGCCGGACCCAAGGGGGTTCTCAAAGACCTGGGTAACCTTGATGTGCGGCGGCTGTTCGACATGGCGTTGAAGGCGAGCCGGGTGATGGCGCCACTGATGAGCGCCGAACGCCTGGCCCGCGGTATGCCCACGGAGATCATCCAAACCGAAGGCGAAGTGAGAGTGGTACATGACCTCGGCACCGACCAGATCGCGCAAGTCCTCGAAGTCCTTGACCGAGCAGGCGCGTTTGCTGGACGAGAGCGCCCGCTTGGCGCTGGCGAAGTCATTGACGCCGAGAGTTTCGAGGTGGACGATGACCACCCCGATGGAGCCCCAGTACAACCCGAAGCAGCACGCCCTGCTGCTGATGAATGACAAGCTAGAGGTCTTGTACGGGGGGGCGGTGGCCGGGGGGAAAAGTGAGGGGCTGCTCCAGGCGGCATCCCAGTTCCTCGACATTCCCGGCTACGAGGCGATGATCTTCCGCCGCACCTACATCGACCTATCCCTGCCCGGGGCGCTGATCTCCCGCTCGATGGAATGGTGGAAGGGGACGGCGGCACACTGGGATGGGGCGAACCACAAGTGGACTTTCCCCGAAGGGTCCAGCCTCCAGTTCGGTTACTGCGAAGGCCCCAACGACCACTACAGGTACCAGGGCATGGAGGTGCAGTTCATCGGGTTTGACGAGCTAACTCAGTTCAACCTGGAGCAGTACACCTACCTGTTCTCCCGGCTGCGGCGGCTGAAGGTAGGCCCCGGTGCCAACATCCCCATCCGCTGCCGTTCGGCCACCAACCCGGGCGGGGTGGGGCACGAATGGGTGGCCGACCGGTTCAACCTGCCCCTCGGCCCCGACCCCCGCAAGTCTCCCAATCGGGCTTTCATCTCCGCCTCCCTGGAGGACAACCCGTACCTCGACGCCGAGGAGTATGAGAAGTCCCTGGCCGAACTGCCTGAGGTGACCCGTCAGCAACTCCGCCACGGCGACTGGACGATCACCACCTCCGGTGGCAAGTTCGATCCGACCAAGATCCATGTGATCCCCCCTGACGAGATGCCCGAGCCCCACGAGTTCACTCAGATCGTCCGGTACTGGGACATCGCCGGCACCGCCTACGACGGGCGCAACGACCCGGACTGGACGGTGGGGTTGAAGTTGGGTCGCACCCGGTTCGGTCGCAGCCAAATCGACATGCCCGACTGGTGGATCCTCGATGTGGTCAGGCTGCGCTCGGCGCCGGACGGGGTGGAGGCGGCGATGCGACAAACCGCCCGTCGCGACGGCTACGGCATCCCCATCTGGATCGAGCAGGCGAAGGGGACCGGCAAGAATCTCGTGCAGTCCTACGCGGCGAATGTGCTCGGCAACTTCGAGGTCCACGGCCTGCCCCCGGTGGGGGACAAGGCGGTGCGGGCGGCAATACCGGCAGCACGGGTGAACGAGGGGCGGGTGTACGCGATCCAGGCAGTGTGGAACCGGCCGCTGTTCGCCGAGCTAGGGGTGTTCTCAGAGAAGGAGGAGAAGAACCGCCACGACGACCAGGTGGATGCGCTGTCGGGGGCGTTCATCGCCCTCGACAGGCAGGCGGCGATGGGGCAGTCCGGGCCGGTGAGGCAGCACTGATGCTTGACCCCCACTTCCCCCTCACCCGTGGTGACCGCCGCATCCGTCGTCTGGGCTGCCGCCTCAACGGCCACCTTTGGTACCTCGCCTCCTACGATGCTCGCGCCCAAACCGCTACCCTGCGCTGTGGCAGATGCAACCCGGACGGCAGGTGGCCGCGCGGGGAGAGAACGACGCACTATTCGACCGGAGAGGTGTGATGGCCCTTCCCTTCCCCACAACTGACTCCGGCGGCGAGGCAACGCGCGAAGCCATCATCCGCACCGAGTTGACCAACCTCACCTCGGAGAATGTGGATCTCGCTACCTACCGTGACTACTACGAGGGGATCCAGAAGATCTCCTACGGGACCACCAAGTTCCAGGAGCGGTTCGGGAGTGCCTTTGCGGGGTTCCGTGACAACTGGTGCGGGGTCGTGTGCGACGCCATCGCCGACAAGCTGGAAGTGGTCGGCTTGCAGATCGGACGGGGGGAGGACGAGCGCAAGGCTTGGGCCGATACCGGCAAGGCCCTGTGGGAGTTGATGCTCGACCAGGACTTGGACGACAAGCAGGAGGATCTGCATACCGGAGTGTTCGTGGAGGGGCGCTCGACCGCCATCGTGTGGCCCGATCCCGAGCACGGGTTCACTCTCCACTGGAACCCGGCGCAGATCGTGCGGGTGCGCTACAACGACGACAACCCCGACATCGTGGACTGGGCGGTGAAGCGGTGGCAGACCCCCACCGGCGCCATCTATGTCACCTACTACACCCCCACCGCGGTCTACAAGTACATCGAGGCGCAGGGGGAGACGCCGGCCACCCGGTCGGACGCACAGCACTCGCCGGTCGATCAGATCCCCACCAACGGGGGGACGGGCGGGCTCATCAAGCGGGAAGTGCGGGGGGAGGAGTGGCCGCTGGCAAACCCCCTCGGCGTGGTGCCTGTTATCGAATTCGCTAACAAGGGGGCACGGTCGGAGCTTGCCGATGTGGTCCCCATGCAGGACTCGCTCAACTACATGATCGAGCAGATGTTCGTGGCTGGCGAGTTCATGGCCGTCCCGCAGCGCGCGGTGGTGACCAAGCAATCCGAGCCAGTCGGCGGGTGGATCAACAGCGCGGGCGTCGTGTGGCACTTCGACCCGATGGTGGACTCGGATGGCAGGTTCTCCATGCCCATGTTCCACTCCTTCCCCGCCGCCGATCCCACCCCGTACATCAAGATCGTGGAGATGTTCCTTCAGCACATCGCCTTCACCACCAAGACCCCGCTGCGGTACTTCTTCCAATCCGACCGGGGTGGGCGGGGGGATGCGCCGAGCGGGGAGAGCCTGAAGGTCGAGGACAAGCCACTGCTGGACAAGGTTCGCAAGCGGGCCGTCAGCCTCGGCAACCGCTGGTACCAACTGCTGGGGATGGTCAACAAGGCGGTGCTGCTCAACCCGGCCAAGCGGGTGGAGATCCCCTACCCGGGGGAGACGACCGAACTGCCCCGGGGGGAGATGCTGTGGCGGGATCAGCGACTCGAATACCGGAGTGCCGCTCTGGCCGATGGCGCCGCCATGATCGCCTGCGGTCTGCCGAAGCGGTTCGTGTGGCGGCAGTTGGGCCTCACCCCCGACGAGTACGAACTGGCCGAGGAGTTGTACGAGCAGGAGCAGGAGGAGTTGGTTGAGAAGGCGCGCGAGCAGGCGGAGATGCAGGCCGAACTCGCACCCGAGCCCACCTCTGGTTCCAAGTCCTCCCCGTCCACTGACGGGATCCGCCGCACCCCGCAGAACCGCTCCGGCCCGAGGCCCACCAACCAATGACCACGAGCACCGACACCCCACGGCACTGCTCGCATTGCGGGGCGGCCTTCGAACGGCGTGTGGCCCAACTCGGTCGCAAGGTGTGGTACTTCTGCCCCAACTGTGACGCCCACGGGACCGGATGTGTGGATCGGGATCACCCGCCGGGCAAGTGCATGTTCGGCCCCGGCGTGGATTGAATCTCGCAAATCCGCGCCCACGCCACCTTCCATCTATTACCATCCTGACCTGAGCACACCCAGGAGGTCACAAGATGCTCGGAAGGATTGGGGTTTGGCCCGAATGGCTGTTCGGCCGTGAAGGAGAACCAGACCCCGCGGGGCTGGTCCCCGACCCTGCTGGCCAGGCGCCGGAGGGAGACGAGGATGCCGATGCTGGGGACGAGAAGATCCCCCCCGGCCTGGCGAAGTTGCGTCGTGAGAATCAGCAACTCCGCGCCAGGGCGAAGGCGGCGGAGGAGAAGGCGCTCGGATACGAGACTGCCCAGATGACCGAGTTGGAGAAAGCCAAGCAGGCGGCGGCACTAGCCGAAGCCGAGGCGGCGAAACTCCGCGAGGCTGTCAAGCAGGATCGGATTCTGAATGCCATCCGCTCCAAGGCCGCCGGGGCGAACTTCCACGACCCGGAGGACGCTACCCGACTCATCGACCTGGCCGACATCGAGGTTGGTGAAGACGGCAAGCCGGACGGCCGCAGCGTGAAAGCTGCCATCGACCGGCTGGTGAAGGAGCGTCCGCATCTCGTCAAGCAACCGTCGCCGGGTGGCGGGGACGGCGGGCCAACCGGCCAGCCGAAGCCTCCGACCTTTGACGACCGTGTGAGAAGCCGAGTAGACGAACTCCTCAACCAGCCAGGGTCGGGATTGGTCCGGCGGCCCACCATCTAGTGAGCCCCCGCCCTTTCCCCTCCACCTGGAAACGGGGAGGAGAAAGGAGCATCAGCAATGAGCGTTGTGGACTCTGCCCCCGAGGGTGGCAAGTTCCGCGCCTTCGCCGCCGCTGGCCTCGACGGAACCGCCGGGGCTTGGGGTATTGGCAACCTGTTGGGGGTGCGCGTTGACGCGAGCGGGACTATCTCGCTCGGTGGCGCATCCACCACGGTGGGCGTGATCTTGACCACAGAGGGCAAGCGGGACTCGACGCACGCCAACTACAAGAAGGTCGTCGGTGGATCGCGGTATACCGTGATGCGCCGGGCGATCTTCACTGAGTGCGACCAGTGGGCCTCCCCGGCCCTCACCGCGGGCGATGTGCTTTACGCCGCCGCCAACGGTGATGTGACCACGACCCCCAGCGACGAAGCCGTACTGCTCGGCTACGCGGTGAAGGGCCAGGGCACCGGGGGCCTCATGTTCGTGCTCGATGTTGGCAGCGCTGCCCCCGCGGGCACCCTCGCACCCGAGGATCTGAAGTACGCCGTCGTCAACGGTGCGGTGGCCGGGAATGTGACCGTTACCGGCATCACCACCTCCGACGATCTGCTGCTCGTCGCCGCTTTGTCGAAGGCCGTCATCGAAGCCACCACGGTGGCCGGTGCGGCTGCGGGCGATGTGACCGTCACCGGGATCGCAACCACGGACGAGTTGATCGCCGTGCTGCGTCTCGGGCCGGCCGTGTTCGCCAACTTCACGAAGCTGGGCGCGGCCGCTGGCGACCACACGATCACCGGGATTGCCACCGCCGACACCCTCGTGTCGGTCATCTACCTGAACTTCGCCGGGACGGTCGCCGTCGTCGGCAACCTGACCGCGGAGTTCACCATCACCGCAGCCGACACGATCAACAACGCCGGTGGGACCGACACCACGGGCGGCGTGCTCATCGTCACCTACCGCGATGCCACGAGCGACACCACGGCAGACCTGACGAGCGAGTTCACGATCACGGCTGCCGACACCATCAACAACGCAGGCGGCACCTCGTCCGCCGGGTCGCGCCTCCTGGTGCTCTACCGGGACGCCCTCTCCGACGAGGTTGCGAACCTGACCGCCGAGTTCACCATCACGGGCGCGAACACCATCAACAACGCTGGTGGAACCTCGTCCCTGGGTAGCGAACTCCTGATCGCCTACGCGACCCCGTAAGGAGGTGAGGAACAGATGATGCGACTGAACACCATCAACACCCTCGACCTCTTGCGGGTCGAGGCCATCTACGGCCGTGCGGAAGGCGCGCAGCCTGCCGGCATGTTCACCATCGGGGACCACCCCGAGATGCTGCCCGGCAGCCGCACGCTGACCATCGACGGACAGCCCGTTGCGGCCATCTGGAACGAACTGGTTGCCCGGCTGGCGGCTTTCAACCAACTCGCCGACGAGAAGGTTGCGATGCTGTCGGCGCCGGTCGCCGGCCCCACCGAGAAGATCGGCGTGCCGAAGAACCCGGGCTTCCAGGCGGCCACCGAACTGGGCAAGCCGACCAAGATCCGTGTCGAGATGATCTCGCGGGGCTTCCCGCTGAATCACTTCGACTTGGGCTACGGCTACACCCAGGAGTACCTGGACTACGCGACCACCGCGCAGATCTTGGCGGTGGAAGCGGAGGTCCGCTCCGCGTGGTCGATGCTGCGCCGCAACAAGATGCTGGAGGCGCTGTTCGACAAGACCAACGCCACCCAGGAGGCGCTGACCATCTACCGCCTGTACAACGCTGACGGCGAAGTGCCGCCCAAGTACAAGCGGTGGAGCCACAACTCCAGCCACACCCACTACCTGTTCGACGCGGGTGCATCGCCCACTGAAACCATCCTCGACACGATGGAGGAGCATCTGCTCCACCACGGCTTCGGGGACTTCGGTGAGACGCTGTACCTCATGTCGAACCGGGCCGACATCGACACCATCCAGGGACTCACCGACTTCGTGCCGGCGGCATCGTCCTTCCGGCCCGCGGTCATCTCCGGTCCCATTGTCGGTGGTCGTGCCGCTGCTGCCCCCAGCGCGGCGCTGCCCATTCAGGGCTACCACCACAGGCTGGCGGTCGTGGAGGACAACGATGTTCCCAGCGGCTACCTGCTGGCCGTCGCTTCCGGCGGAGCGTTCGCCGGGCGCAATCCGGTCGGCGAGCGGCAGCACGAGAACCCCAGCGCCCGTGGGCTGCGGCTCGTGCAGGGTCCGCAGGGTGACTACCCGCTGAAGGACGCCGTGTACGACGGGTATGTTGGGTTCGGGATCCGGCAGCGCGGTGCTGCTGTGGCCCTGATGCTCAACTCTGGTGCTGCCTACACCACCCCGTCGTTCGAGGATGTGGTGTAACGGGCAACCGGCACACCACCTGAGACACGAGGGCCACCGCGGGAGGCGCGCAATCTCCTCCCCCGCGGTGGCCCTCGTTGTATGATTCGTTCATTCGTTCATGCCCCCAACCCGAGGAGCCGCCCGATGGCCGATAAGGTGGAGTACACCGAGTTCCAGACCAACCTGATTCTCGCCAAGGTGCGGGAACTGCGGGCCG